TGGCAATGGAAATGGTAATGGAAAAGAGAAAACAAAAAAGATTATAGATGTTACGGAGGAAACTGATGCCTAATACAGAAGATAAACAGAAACAAAGATTGATTTTAGCTGATATGGATACAGATGCATTAATCAATCTTAATGTGGCTTTGACTCCAAAAATATCAAAGTATATACCAGAAGACCATAGCCCTCTTATCAATTCCAAGTTGACTGCTTTTTTGCTTTTGGATAATCTAGAAGTTTTCTATGGTGGGGCTGCTGGAGGAGCAAAAACAGAAGGTCTTCTTGATGCAGCATTACAGTATGTTGACACCCCAGGATATGCTGCCATATTATTTAGAAGAACCTTCCAAGAATTGAGTTTGGAAAATTCACTTATGAATAGGGCAACGAAATGGTTACATCCTTACAGAAAAATCAAAGAAGTCCATTGGTCTGAGAAAAATCATAGATATACATTTCCTTCTGGAGCCACACTTACTTTTGGTCATATGGAGCATGAAAATGATAAGTTCAATTATAAATCAGCAGAATTTCAGTTTATAGGATTTGATGAGCTAACAGGATTTACTGAAAGCCAATATAGATTCTTATTTAGCCGATTACGTAGACTCAAAAATAGAACAGATATTCCATTAAGAATGCGTTCTGGTAGTAATCCTGGTGGAGAAGGACACTTTTGGGTTAAGAAGAGATTTTTAGAAAATAGAAAGTATTATAATGCAATATTTATACCTGCTCTTATGGAAGACAATCCAGCTCTTGATAGAGATGAATATGAAACATCCCTTGCAAAGTTAGATCCAGTAGAATATGAGCAGATGAGATGGGGAAATTGGGAAGTAAGTGATAAAGGACCATATTTTGATAGAAAAGACTTTACGGAAATTTCTGAAAGTGAACTTCCGTCAGGATATATAAAGTGGGTAAGATATTGGGATAGAGCAGCAACTAAAGTCAAGCCAGGAACACCTGAAAGTAAAAAACCCAAATTTACTGCTGGTACTCTTATGGGAGAAAAAGATGGCAAATATTATATAAAAAATGTTAAGAGATTTAGAAAAGACCCTGCTGGAAATGAAGCTGAAATAAAAGCTACAGCATTTCTCGATGGTTTCAATATAGACATAGTAATGGAGCAGGAACCTGGTTCAGCAGCTATAGATTTAATAAATTATTATATCACTAAAGTTTTGAATAACTTTCATTTCAAAGGAAATAGGGTTACTGGAGATAAAGAATTGAGAGCAACACCATTTAGTACAGCTACAAAGCAAGGTAGAGTTTATATAGTCAAAGGAAATTGGAATGACGAATATTATGATGAATTGGAGCTCTTTCCAAATGGAAGATATAAAGATCAAGTTGATTCATCAAGTGGAGCATTTAATCATTTACGAACATCATTTAGCTATTCACATACCCCCATTGAAGTAGCGAAGGAAAGTCCTACATGGGTGAATGCTTAGTTAAGGAGTTATAAATGTCAGAGGATTTAGAAGGTATAGAAAAAAGAATAGAAACAAATAAAAGAATAGGTGCTAACTTTGGTATGATTGGTTCTTCTGGTCTTGAACGATATGGTGGAACGATATATGAAGAATTTTTATCTGCTTTAAGAATGCCTGATTGTCTTAAAATTTATAAAGAAATGGGTTGGAATGATGCAACGATAGGTGCAGTTCTATTTCTATTTGAAGAATTGGCAAGGAGAGCCGATTGGGGGATACAAAAGGGTGGAGATAAACCTATAGATATAGAAGCCGCTGACCTTGTTGAAGAATGTAGAAATGATATGGAGCAACCATTTTCAAATTACATTACTGAAGCTCTTTCAAAATTCACTTACGGTTGGTCAATACATGAAATAGTTTACAAAATAAGAAGAGGATATAGTAGAAATCCAAAATATAACAGCAAATATAATGATGGGAAAATAGGATGGAGGTCAATACCTGGAAGGTCACAGGACTCTTGGAATAATTGGATATTCAATGATAATACAGGAGAGCTTAAACAATTTGAACAATTAGTTCCTTCCACAGGTGAAATAATCAAAATACCAATGGAGAAATGCTTACATTTTAGAACAACAGCAAATAGAGGAAATCCAGAGGGAAGGTCACTATTGAGAATTGCTTACAGAGCATGGTTTTTCAAAAAATATATTGAAGAAATTGAAGCTATGGGAATAGAAAGAGAACTCGCAGGATTACCAAAACTTACAGTTGCGGAAGGTCTGGATATATGGGAACCCAATAATGCAAAAGCAGTAGCTTTAAGAGCTGAAGCAGAAAAAATAGTGGCTAATATTAGAAGAGATAAAAATGCTGGATTAGTATTACCATTTGGGTGGGAATTTGATTTAGTAACTACTGGTGGTAATAGACAGATAAATACCAATGAGGTTCTTAATAGATATGACCAGAGAATAGCTGGTTCAATGCTAGCTGACATCATTATGTTAGGTGCAGATAAGGTTGGCTCTTTTGCACTTGCTGATGTAAAAAAGAGCCTTATTGCAGCAGCACTTGAGGCACAAGTTCAAGAAATAGCAGATATATTTAATAAATATGCTATTCCAAGATTACTTGAGATAAATGGATTTAGAATTAAAGACCTTACAGATTTTCCAAAATTAGTTGTAGGAGAAATAGAAGCCCCAGATATAAACAATGTTGCTGACTTTTTACTTAAATTACAAAAACTTGGATTAAATGTATTCCCAAGTGAAAAACTTGAAAAGTACCTCAACTCCATAGCTGGTTTTCCGCAGGGTTCTATTGATTCAAAAAATAATGGTATGGGAACTCCAGACAATACTGACCAAAAAATAAAAGTAGTAATGGATGGAAACGGAAAAGGAACTAAGGAACAATATAATGATTTAGATTACAAATTAAAAGTGGATGAGAAGAAGCCACATAATATGTCACATAAAACAGATGATAAAACTAAATTTAATCAAATCTATGAAGAAGGAGGTAGAAAATAATGCCTCTTATGGCTTGTATGGAAAATAATCGTCCTGGATACAAGTACGGACAATCAGGACATTGTTATACATATTCACCAGGTAGTGAATCTGCTAGAAAAGAAGCAAAAAGAAAAGCTATACTTCAGGGTACAGCTATAGTACAAACTACTGGTGAAAAGCTGATTATAAAGACTAAACTTAAAAAAGAAGTTTATGATGATGATAATAATTTAGTATTTGGTTGGGGATATGTTGCAATAAAGAAAAATGGAAAACAAGTTGTAGATTGGAGTGAAGATAGAATTGAGCCAGAGCATATAAAGGATTTGGAGATGGCTGTCTATGGATTTAATGTTGGTGGAAGAAAGTCTGGCATTAGACATGGAACTCCAGCAAGAGGATATTTGATTGAGAGTATGATGTTTACAAAAGAGAAACTGGAAAAAATGAAAGTTCCAGAAGGAACCCTTCCAGAGGGTGTTTGGTTGGGTTTTTGGTTTCCAGATGATAAAGATTATAAATTTATAAAAAAGATGAAATCTCCAATGTTTTCTATGGAAGGGATAGGAATACGAGAGGAGGTGTAAAAGTTTGGGAAAAAGTTTAAGGGATATAGTTATAAATAGTTTTAGAGTCGTTGAGGCAGGAGATAACCCTGAGGCTCATATAGTATTATTAAAAGATAAAGGAGGTCAAATTTTAGATATTGAAAACCTTATGAAAGCGGTTTGGACTACTGCTTACATAAATGATTTGCCTGACAGTGCATTTTTCTACATTGAACCAGGAGGAAAAAAAGATTCAGATGGAAAAACTATTCCAAGAAGTTTAAGACATTTTCCATATAAAGACGCTTCTGGAAAAGTGGATGCCATTCATGTTAGAAATGCTCTCTCAAGGATTCCACAATCAACTGTTTCGCAAGAAGCAAAAAACATGGCAACAGGAAGTGCGAAAAAAGTCCTAGCCAATATTAATAAGGAATTAACAAATGAATATTTAATGAAAGGAGTTGAATACGTTATGACCATTGAAGAAATATTATCAAAGCTTGATGATGAAGATCAAAATTTTCTCAAAACTGAGTTTGAAGCAAGAACCAATGAAATTGGTTCTCTCAAAAAAGATACTGAAACAAAAGATGTAGAAATTGAAAAACAGAAAGTGGAAGTGGAAAAATTAAAGAAAAAAGTAGAGGATATTGAGAAAGCAAAAGCCGAAGAAGGTTCTAATAAGAATAAAGATGAGGATATTTTGAAGGATGCTGATCCAAAAATAAAGGAGAAATTTGAAGCAATGCAAAAGAGGCTAGATGATTCTGACAAAGCAACTGAAATGCAGAAGGAAAAAATAGATAAATTACAGAAAGAAGCAGAAATGGAAAAAATAAGGAAAGAGGCTACAGAGCTTGTTGGAATATCTAAGGAGACAGATAAATTAACCAGTCTTCTATATGAAGTTAAAAAAGCAGTGCCAGAGGATAAATATTCGGAATTGAAAGAAATACTGGATTCAGCAAACGGTGTTATAAAAGAGAGCACATTACTTGATTCAATAGGCTCTGATGAAGAAGGAAGTGGTAAAACCTCTAAGAGCATTATTAAATCAAAAGTAGAAGCTCTTAGAAAAATTAAGCCAGAATTGACAGATGCACAAGCTACTGATGAAATACTTCAGGAAAATCCTGAACTTTATGACCAGTACAATGAAGAACAAGCAAAGAAGGGGGTGTAATATAAATGAGTAATGCTTATGAATTGAGACTACAGATAGTTACATTAGATGCGAATGACGATTATGAGGACTATCAGTATTATGGAATAAAAATGAATTCTAGTGAAAAAGCAGTTTTAGCATCAACTGGAGATGAAATAGTAGGAGTGCTCCAAGACACCCCTGACGCAGCAAATCGGTCATGCAAAGTGGCTTATGGAGGTATCACCAAAGCAATTGGTGGTGCAGTTATAGCTGCCGGTGCAGAGGTTCAGTGTGATGCAGATGGTAAGTTTGTGACAAAGACCACAGGTACAGGTGTCGGAATTGCACTAACAGCCTGTGGTGCAGAGGATGAACAGTTTGCACTACTACTTAAATAAAAATTTAGATTATTAGAAGGGAGTGAAAAATAAATGCCAAATCCTACGAAACAAAACGTTCATGTTAATGGAATGCTGACTAATGTCAGTATAGCTTATATTCAGAAGGCATCTTCTTTCGTTGCAGGACAGGTCTTTCCATCACTTCCAGTCGTAAAACAATCCGATAGATATTTTGTATATCTAAAGGAAGACTGGTTTAGGGATGAAGCAATGAAGAGAAAGAAAGGTGCAGAATCAGCAGGAGGTGGATATGAGCTTGACAACACGCCAAATTACTTCTGCGAAAATTGGGCTTATCATAAGGATGTAGATGACGAAGATAGAGCAAATTCTGATAGTCCACTGCAACCTGATAGGGATGCATCACAGTTTATAACCCAAAAACTACTCATAAGGAGAGAAGTGGAATGGATAACCAGATATTTCACATCAGGATTATGGACTACGGAATATAATGGTGCTGCTGCTGAATCAGGAACAGATGTAGTATATTGGAGTTCTTCAGGCTCTACACCGATAGAAGATGTAGCAGATGCACAGATAGCAATTCAGTCTGTAACTGGATTTAAGCCAAATGTAATGGTAGTAGGTCCCCATGTGCATAAAGCACTAAGAAATCATGCAGATATATTGGATAGAATAAAATATACTGAAAGAGGAATAGTTACTAAAGACCTATTAGCAGCATTATTTGAAGTTGATAAGTACCTAGTTGCAGAGGGTGTAAAGAATTCAGCAGCAAAAGGAGCTACTGAAGATACTGATTTCATAGCAGGAAAGCATTGCTTACTTGCTTATGCAGCTCCTAGCCCTGGAATAAAAGTTCCAACCGCTGGATATACATTCTCATGGACCGGATTAAATGGTGCTAATAGTAGACTTGGTACTACTATTTCAACATTTGATATGCCATGGTTAGGTAAAGGAACAAAGAGAATAGAAGGCGAAATGGCTTTTGACCTTAAATTGGTTGCTGCCGATTTAGGTTCATTCTTCAATGGAATAGTGCAGTAAAATAAACTTTTCCATAGGAGGATAGAATGGCTTTTACTTGGAGTGGAGATCCTGCAAATAGCAATTTGGAAGCGATAAGATTCCTTATTGATGATACTGCTTCTTCAAATGCTAAGTTTCAGGATGCTGAAATAAATTATGCATATTCGGAAGAAAGCTCTGTATATGGTGCTGCTGCAATGCTTTGTGAACAATTATCATCAAAGTATGCCGGTGAGCCTAGTAGGTCACTTGGACCACTTAGGGTAGATAATTCAGAGTTAGCTTCAAAATATTCCAATATGGCGAAACTCTTCCGTAAAAAGGCAATGGCTTATGCAACACCATATTGTGGTGGAATATCTGAATCTGATAAAGAGAGTTATGAAGATGATTCAGATGTAATACAACCAATATTTGAGAGAGATATGCATAAAAATGAATAAGGAGGAAAATGGGAAAAACAGCAGAATACTTTGATGATTGGCTACAAAGCAATGATATTCCTTATTCCAAATGGGCATCTAGAAATGTTGCTGGAGAAGATACATTTGATGCATCATCCAATTTGCCATGCTACAAATATGAAGTTATAAGGCAGATTATAAACTTTAGAAATGAAGAAGTAGTATCTGACACACAGTTATTTGTGAATGGTGATAATTCTTTAGCTTCAGGTATATCAAGCAATGATAAATTTGTTATAAATGATAAGAATAGATTTCCGCAGATGATAAGCAAATACTATGATGAAGATGGAATTATGGATTATTTAATAGTCTATTTATAGAAAGGAATAGATGGAAATTTCTTTGAAATTAGACCAAGCAAGTGCGAAACAGTTGATTAACAATCTAAGACAAGTTCTTGCAAACGTTAAGATAGATGCAGGTCGTGCTCTATATGATTTTGCAAGAGATGTAATAATGATGGAAAGTGCTGAAGAATGCCCAAGAGATACATGGACTTTAGTTAGCTCTGGGTATGTCAAAGAACCTGAATATCATGCAAATGAAGTATCAGTAAAGCTTGGTTATGGAGGACCAGAAGACAAAATGAATCCAAAAACACACAAAATGGCTTCAGATTATATGTTAACAGTCCATGAAGATTTAATGGCACGTCATCCAGTAGGAAAATCTAAATTCTTTGAAGACCCTGTAAGAAGGAATGAACAGCTCTTGCTTGAACATCTTGGAGGAAGAATAAGAACGACTATAAATATAGGAGTTGGTAGATAATGGCAAATCTATTATTGGATTTAGTGAATTATATAATAGCTCAAGGATTAGCTACAACTGGAGGTCAGGACATACTATACAATGATATGCCCGATTCACCAAACAATTTAATATCTTTGCTTGAATATACAGGTCAATCATCACCAATATCTGATTTTGGGTTACGTTCAATACAACCAAATATAAGAAATGAGAGTGATGATGAAGCACGAGTCAAAGCTTGGGCGTTGTACAACTTATTCCACCCAAACGATATAGAGGATAGCATCATTTTCCTTACAGCAACCAGATGGACAAAAATAAGTTGTAGAAATGAACCGTTTAAGCTAAAGGAAGATGAAAGCCATAGGACAATTTATGTATTTAATATGGGAGTATTAACCCATAAAGATAGTTAGAAAGGAGGATAGTTATGGCTATTGATGGCGTAAGAGTAGGTTTAAGTCACGTATATTATGCAACACTGATTA